AATTTTTTCTATGGAATCTAACAAATAAGTTATAATCCCTATCTTCAATAATATTAAAACTTGTTAAGAGAGTCTTATCAGTTGAATTGTATGCTCTTCTATACAGGGTTTCTTGTGCTAATCCTGTTAATCCTGTAGTATTTGTAAATACACCTTCAGTTTCTAATCTACTGTATTCATTAAATTGAATTTGAGCCGCCGCTACTGCTTCAACAATTAGGATTCTAGAACCCAATTTGACTTCATCATTTATATTTAGCATTGTTGTTAAATCATATTCGGTAGTCACGTTATATGTCCTATGAGCAGTATGTGTTCCTAATGTTGCTTTAAGTGCAAACCAATCGAAGAAATCACCTGTATGAACCATGTGCCTAACTCTTAGTGGGTCTTCTTCTGAAACCTTCTTAGGGATAATTCTATTGTTATCAATAATTTTAACATTAGCAAAACCTGAACGAGTTCCAATAGCATCTGTAATTTCAGATTCAATAACACCCGGAGCATGATTGCAATACGTTGGTGAGAAATCATAATGAAGGTATCTTGTTGGCCCTGTTAAATCAATAGTTCCAGAAATGTCGTCATTATCTTGGCGTCTAGCATTATAGAAAACATCTTCATAGTCTGTAAAATCTTCAGTAGGTAAAGAATATGAAGACTCTTGAGGGACGGCAGTTCCCGCTACGTCTTTGTTTCTCAAAACATCTGTTAGTGTGACTTTTAAAGAATATGGACTGTAATCAACAACAGCATTTGAAAAATCTTGCTCAATCATAAATGCTGTTTTTAAAGAGTTAACAGTAACAGTTGAACCGCTAGTTACTGAGTTATTTTGAACAAAGTATTTCGTGTTGTGGTCCAACTCTCCTTTTTTATTTACTTTAGTTTCCTCAATATAGAAAAGAGGCCTTGAGCAAACTAAATCGTTTCTAAGACTATCATCAATACCGGCGGAGAAAGCGATAGCATTTGAAGTAAGAAGAGGCCCCTTAAACAACATAAACTTTGTTCCTTTTGGAACTTCTTGGCCTAACTTCGGAGTAAATTCTAAAGAATCACCTACTACGTCATCGGTTAAAGACTCAGTAATTCTAGCAAAGTGGTGTTGATTAGGGTCATCAGAATATAATAGAATAAACCAATAGTGAGTTGTGTTAATGCTAAGTTGAATTCCTTCTTGAGTAAAGGCGTTATATTGCTTAACAATGTGTCCGGGTGTTGTCGCTAAATTAGTATATTGTGTCAAAAGACCTGCACTTGAAGCAACTTCATCAAAAGTTAAGTTAGCACTATCGTCTGGGTGAACAATAGTAAAATGCTTTGCTGACGCACTAGCAGAAGCATTTGTTTTAATTTTTGGGTTAGTCGGACAATTAGTATTAGTGTCCGTTGTTGAACCCTTATTGAGAACAGTTAGAGCCATTAAGCATCAGTCTCCTCAAATCTAAGATACATTAGCAAATTGTTTAAATTGGAAACAATATTTGAATGAGATTGAAAACTATCTTTTGCTCTATTGGAAAATGCTAACTCATGAATTTCTCCCATGAACTGATTGTTAGAACTAGCAGTATTATCTCCGGTCGCACCAACACCATTTGCACCAATGTAATAAGATTCTTTATCAAAGGCAAATGTTCCCGAATTGCTATGCTTTGTGTCTAAAACCTTATTTCCATTAACATACACTTCAATTGCATTGTCGTTAGAGTAATATGAAACGGCAATGTGTTGGAATGAGTTGATATAAGAAGGTTCAACATAACTTGGGAGGAACAAGCCATCTCCGATGCTCAAACCCGGAGAATATGCAGACGTTAGGGTAATCGCAGAAGAGGTTTTTGTTGTGATGGTCCCGACCTTCACAAAGTCTCTTCCCGACCGAGCATACACGTCCTGACCCACATTCTCGATAAATGCGGTGGTCGGGTTGCATGAAATTGAAGTCCCTGAGCCAGAATAGCCCGAAGTTACCGATGAAACCTCATCATACACAAATTGTCCTGATACATCAAATCCTTCCCTATCTGTTGAAGCATATTGGTATTGAAATCCAGAATCCGGGCTAATTACATAATCTGTGGAAAATGATTGAGTCGCACCACCAATAGTCATAGTAACTAAAACCTTGTAATTTGCAGGGTTGTTCTCATTGTGTTCAGTAACATTCATCAATTGAATTTTTAATGAAGTGCTATGAAATAAACTCATTCTATGATTCAATCTATCAGCAGAACCACTTGTATCTTTTGTTTTAAGATAGAGGTTGCTTTGATAATCTGAAGCAGAAGAATCAGTATGGAGAACAGGAAGACCCGGCATAATCTTTTTTGAATTGGAAATGGACCTAACTGTATTTCCAGACCATTTTCCATAACCATTAACATCGTAAGGTGTAATTACGGCTTCAAAACAAAAAGAGCCATCATGGTCCCAAATACCGTAATCCGTTGTGGCTACGTTTGCATCATAGCCAACTGTAACGAAACCGTTACACATAACGGGAAAAACTAGCGAACGCTGCTTTCCTGTTAAAACGTCATACATTTAAATCACCGTGGGAACATTAGTGCGACTTCAAACTCTAAGGAGAATTCAACTTCAACGGTGTCGGAAGTAAAGGTTGTTTGAAATTGACGAACAAAACCTTTCAAACCATCATCAGAATCCGAGTCTGGGAATTCACTTCTAAAAGTAACTCCTTTGTTATCTAGTTCTCCATTATCGCCTCTAGCCTTAAAAGTAAATGGAATGAACCTTTCAGTAACTTCAATGTATTGCTTATTTACGGTTGAGGGAATTAAGAAAACTAATTCAACAAGTGCTTGATTTTCAGCAACGCCTGTTGAATCAACAGAAGAATGAATCAACTGTGCAATTTCACTCGCGGTCATGCTTACTGTAGATGTGGATAAAACATCAGTATGTCTAGTTAATTCTGTGTCCACAATATAACCATTAACAGAAATATTCTTACCGGCCATACCAATATCTAATGCCGCAGTTATAGATTCACCTGTCGCTAAACCTGATAAGGGAACTTGAAGTGAGGGAATTGTTTTTGATGTGCTAACAGAAACACTAGTGGCCCGTAAAGGAATAGTGTTAATGCTTGCGCCATCATTACCGCTATGCTTTCCCGTTTTGAGATAAACGAAGTATTCTGGTGGTGTAACCATTTAATCACCCTAATGTTCTAGACGAAACGCTTCTGTTAATCTTAGAGTTAACCATTTTACCGATTTCGTCTGCAATTCTTCTCAATTCTGCTCTTGAGGTATCTTTAGCATTAATTGTGATGTTGAAATTATTTACTGTTTGGTTACTATTAGAGAGAGCCGACCGCGTTTGCGAAGCGGTTCTGACTCTAGAACCTTGTGGAATCGAAACTAACTCCGGTCCTTCTTCACCAACCAATTGAAGGTTTGAAGTGACTAATCCGCCTCTAGCCATTGCTTGACCTTTTTCTTCTTTCTTTCTTTTTCTAAAGGCTTTGATTACTGCGGCTCCCATAGCAACAGCAAGTAATGGAACCCAACCAAAGGTAACTAGTAGGGCAATAGCAGCGGCAATAGCAACAATAATCTTCAATACTACCAAGAACCGACTTTTTCCTGCGGCCTGTGCTTCAGCAATTTTCTTTGCAAGGTATCTTCTCGAAGCGGCGGCTAATGTATAAGCAAGAGCGACAATTACAGCCCCTAGTGCAACTAAGGCAGTTCCGAGAATACCTGCTCCAACTAAAAGAAGACCTTCTAATAACATAATTAAATCACCATCTTTACCGAATGCTTTCTTAATTTTTCCTATACCGTCTTCTAAAATTGGATAAATGTTTTCCATGAAGAAATTATATGTTTGCTCTAAGAGGTTTGTAACTTGTTCTAGAACGCCTGCATTGTTCTCAAAGAATTTCTTAATGAAGTAGATTGCGACAATGATTAGGCTGATATAAATAAAGGCTTGAAGGAAACCCATTAACACCATTTTTAATGTTGGGACAATATTTTTAAAGAACCTGCCTGCTCCTTCCTGAATTTGCTTTGCTTTTCTAGACATAGAATATTTTGTGAATAGTCTGATTGATTTTCCTAATCCTTTAAAGTCTCCCAATTCTTCTTGAATTTCTTTCAATTGTTTTTCACTTGTTTCTTTTGTTTTTTGGTCCACAAAAGATAACCCTCCCTCATCTTTTTCTTTAAATGAGAGTTGCTTTATTTCATTTAATAGTTTTTCTTCTAACATTTCTAAATTGGCTAAACTGTTGTCTTCGAAAATCTTTTGTTGTTCTTCCCTAGATTCTTTTAATTTTTCAATTATTCCTGTCAATTCTCCTTCTAAAATTGAATCCCCAATTCTTTTTGCTTCAGTCGCTTGTTTTTCAAAATCTTTAAGTTGTTTGTCTATGTTTTTGATTTGTGTTCTTGCCTTTCCTCTTTTTGTTTGGCCTCGACCTGTTGTTGTTCCAACGAACTGTGCGAATGCCTTTGCTGATTTATTGAACTCATTAAACATTTTTTGCGTTTCAGAATCTTCCATCAATATAATTTGCCTTTCAACTGTATCTTTTCTATTTTGTAATTTGATTCCTTCCGGTCCTTCTCTTTCTTCATCACTAAGTTTTCCTAATTTTTCTTCAATAGCAAGTAATTCTTTTCTATGTTTTACTAGTTTAGGCATTTCTTTTGGAAAGAGTCCTCTAACATTTGGTAACTTTCTTGGGATTTTACCAAACTTAAGAAAGCCACTAAATAGTTTTTTAAGTGGTCCTTCAATATCGTCAGCATCATCTCTCAAGTTTCTAAGCATACCACCTGTGAATTGAAGCACAGAAGAAAACTTATTTAATAGACGGAAAGTTCCAGACGGAAGGAAACCATACATAACTTTTCTAAGTTTTGCCGCTTCCATTCCAAAAATCTGAACTTCTTCTCTAGCAGAAGAAATAAACTCAGCAAGATATTCAAAAGCGTTACCACCTGCGTCTTGATAAGCCCTGAAAGATTGCATACCTAAATTAAATCCTTTCGTATTGGTGATTGCTTGTCTAGCAATCGCTTCAGAAAGAATCTTTGTTCTTTTAGAGAATTCTGTGTTAACGTTGTTAATTCTCTCAATTCTTTTAGTTAATTCATCTGTTTCTTCCGCAACTTCTTTAATGACTTCTACTTGTTTTTCTTGTTCTTTTACGACTTCGACAGTTTCTAGTCTTACTCGCTTAAGAGCCTCTTCCATATTTTTAGTGCTTTGGCCTTCCACTCTGTATAATTTTGCCTTTCTTTTTACAACTCTTTCAGCCCTTTCTCTGATTTTAGTTGTCTGTTTTAGTGTTTCTCCTAGTCGTTTTTGTCTCTTTTCTAACTCTTCTTGTCTTTTAGTTAATTCTATTGTTCCTAGAATTTCGTCTTTAAGAAACTTATAGTCAACCATAACTAATCACTTCTTTTGTGTTGCTTTTTTGATTTCTTCTGCCTTTAATTCTTCAACAGTTCCGTGAATCATTAACAAATCTAAGACTAATTTTCTGGGCATTTTATATACTTCTAGAGGGCTAATTGATAATGCTTTCGCTAGTGTATAAACGACAATCAAAGAAGCCACTTCGGGTTCAGTTGAACCTCCTGTTAGTGCCTTCTTTATTCGTCTTTTTTTGACTCTTCCTCACCTAAATCCATTGGGTTTGGTAAGATTTCCTTTAGTTGGTTTCCAACGTAGGGGCTGAGTCTAAGTAAATCAATTGCGGAAAGAGATGGTTCCGTTTTGCTAATAAAGTTTTCAACCATGTATTTATTCATGGCGTTCAAATCCAAATCAACGCTTTGAGTCCGAGGGTCAATCTTCATAAGACTATTCATAGCCC